GGATTACCTATTGAACCTATCTGGCAAATTACAGATATACCACCTGATTTTAAATGGATGGCCGAGCAATGGAAATTTCATACAACCTTTACCATCACAAAAGATCAAATACCTGGAACTATTATATATACAACTCGTGCTGTCGAATCTGACGCTGAGAAATCAACAACTTTAGCTCAGTGGCATGACATCCCATTTGCGTGTTCAAAATGGTGGAATGGTAAGATTTCTTACCGATTCACTATTATAAAACCACCACGCGTAGTTGGAAAGTTATTAGTTAGATATAGACAAGACTGTTTTAATGAGTGGGGTGCTATTACTGAACCTCCCAAATCTTGGGATAAAGTGAAGGATAGTAAAATGAGGACGATCCTAAAAGAATGGGATCTTGGTCAATCATCACAGTTTGAATTTGACATTGTTGGTTCAAATCCAATTCGTGCAAGACCAACGCACTTATATGATGAGAAGCCCCAACTGGACACGCCCACCGTTAACTTGAATGATATTGCTCCGTATAGAACACCTTGGATAACTTTCGAGATGGGTAGAATAAGTGTGGAAATAGCTCAAACTATTTCGCCTGGAGGTATTTTTCCCGATACCTATCAGATAATTGTAGAGAAAGCCCTGAAGGATTGTGAATTTATGACCCCAACTGATCCCAGAACTGATCATAAATTAACTTTATATAATTCGATTTAAAATAATGAATAACGAAGAACCTGAATTAACACAAATTGCTAATTTGCAGATTTCTCACGAAGTACACAAACTTCCTGAGCAAGCTCAAGTAGCCGTATCATCTATACCTAGACCTTTTACTTTTATGACTTTAATTAATCAATGGCAGCCTATGGGTGTCAGAGTCGTTTTAAATATACCATTTATTGGCAATGATCGAGATTTCTTGTTCGCTATTCGTAATGGACCATTTATTCCGCGTTTTGATAAAGTTTATAAAGATGCTGGTTTATACAATGCCGTGGCTGAAGCTCCAGAT